CAAATTCTCTTTTTTTTCTTAAATTTAAAAAATTAATAAATGGTACAAGAAATGTTTGTTTACGTAGCCCCCATTATTGCTTTTTTAATTGTAAGTTTATCCATGTATCTTATTTCAGGAAACAAGGAAAAAAATAAAACAAGTAATATATTTATACGAAACATATTACCAGCTTTTGCTGTAAGTATGGTTGTTTTTGTTATTATGAAATACCGTGACAATTTATTTAACAGTGAGCCAATGATGGCAGGAAATTATTTTGAAAATGTTTAAATAATATTTCCAACTTCGTTGTAGCTTGCAACACCAATACTATTTCCTGACTGGAATCCAGTATTGTACTCGAGTGACCGGCTTCCCTTCATGGAGCTGTATGTTGGGAGACTGAGTTGTTCTGGAAGCTGTGAAGCGTCCTTGTAATAATAGATATACATATTAATCTGTGATACCATTTTTGACACGTATTCCTGGAGTACGTTTGTATTCAATTTTGCTATATCAGATTTTAAATCGGAATTCTTTTTGAGGTTTACAAAACAAATGCTTCCATTTGTGATATTGTATGTCTGAAATACATTTATCATGTAGTAAAAAAAGTCATCCATATTGGGAGGTTGAATGGTAACTCCGTTTTTATCACCTGCAACTCCCGAATCGGCTGTAATTTGTTGGATTTTCTGTACGGCTATGTTTCGAAGATGATTTATATTGTCATCAGAAAAGAAAACCATCATAAGGGGATTGGGTTTATGGTGAAGTGATTCGGCAGCTTTTATAACATAATAATTAAGAACCTGTTTTGGTGTAGGTTCGGCAAGTTTAACTGGATTTGGTTCCGTGTTTGTAACAGCTGGATTTGTAGTAATAAGTTGGTTTTGTGTGACGTTGTATCCACCAGGGCGTGCAGTTTGTAAATCAACATTTGCGTAGTCATCGGACCATGAATATGCTTGTGGAACACCTGATGGATTTTGTTGTGAAAAGAAATAATCGTTCATTTGTTTTACAACTTGTGTATTTTGAGGTCCTTTGATGGAAAGAGGTTGAACGGTTTGTCCTCCTACGTAATTTGGTCCAAATGTTCCAACTGTAGGTGTATTTCTATTTATAACATTTGATGGTAAAAGATTTCCTCCATATGGAATGTTAATTGCATTAAAAGTATTAACAGTACCATAATTTAGCCCCTGTGGAACATTTGGAGTGGGATTACTTAAATAATTACTAACGTTCTTGTAATAATCCATAAATGCTTTTAATTAAAATGGTTATTTTATTTTTAAATTAAAATTAACTTAAAATTAAAAGTTTTAAAAAAGTAATGGCTACTTTTAAATTAGCAAAAAAAGATGCGGTTTCCGATACCCGTACTAATATATTTGACCTCCATGAGAAAAAGCTCGATTACTTTGAAACAGAAAAGAAAAAATTACCAGAATATCTCCACCAATTAAAAAAATTAAAAAAGCAGGTTCCAAAAGATAGCGATGAGAGAAATAAAATATACTTACAGATAACTTTTTTAGAAGAAAAAATAAGTGGTATAACTGACGATAACGATTTAAATAATTACCTCCTGGATTTTTTCGTTACAATAAACAATAATAGCGAAGAACAGCAATTTGAAGAACAGAAAAACAAAGGACAAATGGATTCATTTTGCAATTCAACTGTAAATAATTCTAAATTAGAAACATACAATAATTATATTCGAAAATTTAATCCAGAACTTAAAGAAATAGCTTTGAATAATACCGATAAAATAAAATGTAAAAATTGCAGTTCGGATGATTTTATGTTTGACTACCGTACAAGTTCGGATGTTTGTACTTCTTGTGGTTTGACAAAGGAAACTTTAATAAATGACGATGCATTTACTGTTTTTACTGAAAATGTCGAACAAGTCATTGTTTTTAATTATGACCGTAAAAACCATTTCCAAGAATGTTTGAATCAGCTCCAAGCAAAAGAAAATACAACTATACCACCTAATATTATTCGTGACCTTTCAATTGAATTTAAAAAGTACAATATCACTGACCCCAAAATGTTTACAAATTCCTTAGTTCAGAGTTATCTTAAGAAATTAAAGTACAATAAGTACTACGAACACATACCTACTATAATTAATGAATTTTGTGGACTTAAAGCACCCAAACTTACACCCGAACTGGAACAACAACTCAAAATAATGTTTGATGAAATACAAGTTCCATTTGAAAAGTATTCAAAAGTAGTGTGCCCTCTGAGAAAGAATTTTTTAAATTACAATTACACCTTTTACAAAATGTGCCAACTGCTGGGAAAGGATGAATTCTTGAATTACTTTCCATTGCTTAAAAACAGAGAACGGCTTTACGAACACGATTTGATATGGAAAGGTATTTGTAATGACCTTAAATGGGAATTTATTCCTTCTATCTAGAAAGAATCTTTTATTCCAAGTATCTAAAATTTAATTTAATTTAAAGAAATATCCATTAAAATTTTATTAAAAAATGTCCGACGAACCGAAGAAGCGCCTCGAGCCATGGGACGAGCTTCCCGAACCAGCTCTTGCAAAGGTACGTGCCGTTACCGAAGCAATGCATAAGGCAACTGATAGTATCGATGCCAATCTTGAAACAGACCCAATTAAGGTACCAGGACAAAACTGGGCCTGTGTGTCATTTGTTTCTCCAACAAGCAACCAGAAGTCAAGTGCCATCGGTATGAAGATTCGTGGATGTTTCGATCATCGCGAAGAAGCAGTCGAACATGTGAAGCGCCTTATTCGTCTTGACCCGACATTTGATATCTTTATTTGCGATATGTATAACTGGTGTCTTGTACCACCTGACCCAGAACACATTGCAGACCAAACTTACCAAGATACCACGCTCAACAGTATTATCAGTGAATACAAGAAGAATCAGATTTACGCTAAGGAACACTTTGAGGAGCGTAAGCGCGAGATGATGGAACAGGCTGCCGATGAAGCAAAGCGTGCAGCTCTGCGACGTATCGACGAAGAGTCACAGCGTGAAATGGAACAAGGGCAACCTCCACTTGAACCTCAAGAAGACCGTATCGTCGATGTTACAGAAATTGAAAACAGTTGTCTTGTAAATGATGATTGTGCACCAAGTGATACCGTAACGGCATCCGAAATTATGGAATCTATGGTGAATGGATGTTCCAAGGAATAAATCTTTTTTTTAAAATGTAATTTAAGTTAATATTAATTAGAATTACATTTTAAAGTTTTAACGGCTATTTTGAATCCATATAAAGATGTCAATACCAAACAGCAGGCCGATAATTACGATAATGGCAATGGCAAATCTATAAGATAAAGTGACAAATCCATCTTCAGTGTATCCAACACCTGGCTTGCATTGGTTGTGGGTATTGACAACGACTGATGCAAGTACAAGTGCTGTAATTAGAGTAACCACGTTAAGCTTACCACGGAAATTGGAGTATGTTCCGAGAAGTCCCTGCATTCGTGGACTTTGAAAAATTTGAGAAGACATTTTTAAATAAAATAAATATTTTTATTTCGTTTAAAAAAACAATTAATTAAACTGAAATCAACAAATGAAGTTTAAATTAAAAGAACTAGATTTTAAGCAAATAACTTTTAATAAAACACCGTTAAACAATGGAACAGTTGTTAATTTAAAATACAATGAAAATTCTTTAGAATTTCAAACTCCTAAACTAATAATAGAGTCTCTTATTAAAGAAAACGAACATGAATATCTTAATCTAAAAATAAAAGGAACCGAAGCATGTAAATTTTTTTGTTCTAAGATATTAGAACTTGAATCATTTTTTAGTAATTCTTTAAAAAATCAAATAAAAACTATTTTTAATGAAGACAACTTTATAGTAAAAATACCATTTAAATATTCAAAACCACTCGTAAAAGTTTATAAAAATGATTCACTTTTCAATTACTATCACCTTACAAAAGACCTAGAAATCATTTGTTTACTTGAGTTAGATAAATTATGGATTAATAATTCAAATGAACCTAATTATAATTTAATTGTAAAAGAAATAATGGTAATTTAAAAATAAAAGTTTATTCAAATGAATAAGTTTTTTGTAGTATTTCTTTTATACCTGTTACTTATTCCTGGATGCAATACCTCAACTAGTCTTTTTAATAAATGGGGTTCCTATATTACACGTGGAATTGTATTCACACTTATTTTCTATATTCTTACCCTCTTTAACTTAATTTAAAGAATTTTGCTTTTAAAAATAAAAATGGAAACTAAATTTAAAACGCTTCTTCCAGATATCACCAAACAAATTATAAAGGAAATAATTGAACTGTTAAATTACAATTTTACAAACCACAATGAATCTTTTTACAGTTGGTTTATGACAAATTCAGATTATGATTTTGTTTATATCTATGAAATGGCATTTAAAAGACACTTTCTTGATAACTTTACCGTCGAAACTGAACGTATCCTTAGTTATTATTCACAAAATCTTATTCATGCTGTAAGCAGCTATTATGATATGTACCGAGACCTCACAAGTGTAAATCATTTTATCAACCTTATGGTTAACAAACAATTTCAATACATGGACCATTACCAGTTATTTATGGAATAAAGTTATTTACTAAATAACTTCTTCGTCTATTTTTGCTAATTGTAATATCAAATGAATAACTGTTTTATCGGGTACATTAATTAAATTGTAATGGTCTTCTAATGTATACCCCATACAAATTAATCTCATTGTTTCTTTTTTAATTTTTAAAAAATCTTCAATTTGGGTTTTTAATAAACTAACGGTATGAGAACCAGTTTCCGAAATGGGAAATCCATATTTTGTACCATTTGTAAATTTAACTACAACCGTTTTATTCATTTGTAGTAAAATAAAATAACTGGAAGTGTTATTAATGGATGAATACAAAATAAAATTAGTAAAAATTGATGAATAATGAGATAAATGTTTAAGAATGTTTTGATATAACACCTTTTTTCTATATACGCACATCCATAACTGTTGTCCGGCTGGATAACTAAAAGGTGATATTTTTTCATTTTATTTTAATATTTTAAAACTTTAAATAAAATTTTTAAAACTTATTTAAAGATTTCGATATTAATTAAATTGCCCCGATAGCTCATCTGGTTAGAGCGCCGTGCTTATTTTCGGTCGAAGATACCGTGAAAGGTCAATCTTTCAAAGAGCAAAACGCGGAGGCGGTGGGTTCGAGACCCACTCGGGGCATTCTCTTGATAGTTTAGTTGGTAAGAACATCGGACTGTAATGTTTAATTTCATTATCATGGTAATTAAATTTATCACATCAATCCGAGAACCCCTGTTCGAATCAGGGTCGAGAGATTCCACCCTTTATTGGGTGTAAAAAAATCGTTTACGGTTTCAAACTGACTTAGGTTAGTTTGTTTGAAAAAGTAATTTAAAGGGTTAGGTATTATAAAAGTAAAATGGGTTATATTTATCTTATAACAAATAAACTAGATGGAAAACAGTACATAGGACAAACCATTCGTAAGGATATTAATAAAAGATGGAATGATTATCGTAACTTAGCGAAAAAACAAATTGGGTCATATTTTTATAACGCTCTTAAAAAATATAATCCTATAAATTTTAAATTTCAAATAATATGTATTTGTTTTGATGAAGATTGTAATAAATATGAAGAATATTATATTAAAAACATGAATACACTTGTTCCATATGGATATAATTTGCGTTTAGGTGGTAAAAATGGAAAACAACACCCTGAATCTATTGAAAAAAGAAGAATTGCAAATACTGGTAAAAAAAGGTCAGAAGAACATATTTTTAGAGCAGAAAAAAGTCCAAATTTTGGTAAAATTTTGTCAGAAGAACAAAAAAGAAAAATAAGTAGTTCTTATACAAAAGAACGTAAAAAATTACAAAGTATTATTATGAAAGAAAGATATAAAAATAGTATTTTAATTAAAAGAAATATACAAGGATTACAAAAAGGTCTTGAAAAATTAAGAAAAAAAGTAAATTGTTACAATTTAGATAATGAATTAATTAATTCATATGAAAGTTTATCTGAAGCATCAAGAAAAACTGGTGCTATGCACCAAGCTATATCAAAATGCTGTAGTGGTAAATATAAAAACTATAAATCAGCAGGTGGATTTATTTGGAAATATGCAAATGAAAATTAAAACTTATTTAAAGAATTATTAATAGTATTAATTGTCACTTAGGTGACAAAGGTCCTTGTAATATAATGGTCAGTATAGTCGGCTGTTAACCGATCAATCTTGGTTCGATTCCAAGCAGGGACGTAAACCTTTATTGGTTTTCAGAAAAAGTTTTTACTTTTTTTGAAAATTAACTTTAACTTTTAATTTTCGAAGTTCTTTTTTGACTTCACGGAGCTGTTCGTTTGCTTCTTTTGTAAATTTAGGCTTGTGTGCGCTTTTAAGCAGTTTAATTAACCTTTTAATTTAGTTTGATAAATTCATAACAATAACTTTCGGCATTTACTTTTGAACTTTAACTTTATTTAAAAGAAAAATGTCAGCTTTTGTATGGAGGTCTGTACGGATTGGACGTTTTAATACAATCATAAGTTTGGATGGTATAGACTGGTCTTTCTTTTTTGATATTTTGCGATTTACACATTTTGGTTTATCTGGATATCTATTAAAAACAACAATTTTATTTAACAACGGCGTTACATCAATACCAAGGTCTTGAAACGCACATTCAATATCTTTATATTGTGCCGAATCGATAACGTAACTTTTTGAATAATTAAATTGTTCTTTATAACGCAGTACAAGTTGAATTAATTGCAAAAGGTATTCATTCATGGAATACAGAGAATAATTCGAATCGTATGCATCTTTTTCTATTTTTTCAAAACTTCCTATTTCCTTGATTATGTTTTTTGTATACACTTTTATATCACCAGGCCATTTGTATGTATTATTTGTTTCGAGAATACTCAGGAAACTTTGGTAACTAGTTGATGCTAGAACGTACTTTGTATAACTCGAACAAACGTAAAGTGTTCCGATATTTCCGCATAAACAGCAATCAAATACTATAAGGTCTGCTTTTTGGCCTTTGTTTACTTGGCTTACCAATTCACAAAAATCTTCAACTCGCAAAAGTCGAACTTTCCGCTTGACAAGATACATTCCATCTGAATGTCCGGTATAGACAAATACATTTGTACCTGGGCGATAAGTATACAATTTTATAAGCTCATTCAAATTGTAAATAACAGCTTCACGAACAGAACGATTATCGTTGGTAAATGTATAAACACGGGATATCATTTCTGTATTGTTAAAACGAATATTGGGAACAACGGAATTGCTTCGAAAATCAAGATGGACCAGTTGGACGGTTGTATTTCCAAGTTCAACGTACTTTAAAAAATGGACCAAACGATAAAAATAATCTAGTTCGGGTTTACTACGCGTTATATAAAGGTCATAAATATTCAACACCATTTACTTAAACTTTTATTTTAATTTAAAATGTAATTTAAACATTTAAACGTAAATCTTTATAAAAAGATGGACCAAACAATTTCCCAGTTAGTATTTATTGCAGGTGATATTTATAGTTCACTGGGTCCCGGTTATAATGAAGTTATTTATCACCGTGCATTTGAAGTTGCTTTACGTTTGAGTGGAATTAATTACGAATCCGAAGTAATTACACCGGTATTTTATAAAGGACACAATATCGGACATGGACGAGTCGATATCAAATTGTCTAACATTATTATTGAATTAAAAGCAATTAATACTTTGAATAATGATGCAATTATTCAAACTAAAAATTATATGAATCATTACAATATCCCGACTGGTTTGATAGTTAATTTCGGACAATCAAAAACTGGTTTGGGTATTATTTTAATAAGTAATGGGATACTACATGATTTTGTAAATGGAAACTTTATTCCGCGCAATGAAATTAATGTTTAAGGTAACGAATATCGGCATCGACCTTTGCAAGAATATTCTTTCGCCGTTTTCCAAACCCGGTGTCTCGAGGAGGTGAAGGCGGTGGTGTTGGGTTGTATGCAGCAAACATACCATACCATTTATCAAATACACCGGGTGAACTGTAATGTAATGTAAAAAATTGCATGGGTGTTCCTCCACCACCGGCATAAAGTACGGTTGATGTTTCATTTGGGTTTTCAACTGCTACGGTGTCTAGTTTAGCTGTTTTAAATTTACCATTATCGAGAGCTTCTACCCGAAGGTCTTTTGCTTTAATTGTAACGTGACGGTATGGATTTTGAACTGGATCACGTAAATCTATATCTCCAATATCAAATGAATTATTTTCTAAATCAACAACGTTTCCTCTTATAGTAGGCCTTCCGTCAACCTGAGGGTCGTATGGTCTACCATCAATTTCATCAAAATAATACCAAACTAATTGTTCGGGATGCATGTCTTTTATTATTGAATTTTTATATGCACGAGAGTATCGTTCATTGTATTGTCCTTGGGATGGATTTGGGAATACGAGTGTGAATGGAGCATTTAGTTCTCTTCGTCCTTGGCCTCCTGTATATTTTTGAACTTTTCCTTTTGGTCCAGCTACTTTGGGAGCTCCAAAATAAACGAACTGCATTATATTAAATTGCTTTTATTTTTTTTGCAATAATAATTTTAATTAAAATAGCCAGAATCAGTCCATTTGAAATAATTACTTGTCTTGTTCTATCAATCGGACGCATTTCGGAATAGGCCCACTCATCGCCCTTAACGTAATGCTTAACTAACGAACTAATTTCAGCAATCCATTTACGGTTTTTAGATTCAGCTCCTATTATAGTATTTGCATATTGTGTAAGCCAGCAATTATCATCATTGAGTAGCCATCCAACTTGGTTAATTATGGAAAGGAACATTAAAAATGTTACAAATGGAATTTTACAAGTTAAAAACACACTTAAGATAAGACCAGACATATTTGTTGTAAATGCAAGGTGATGGATATATTGTACGATTCCTATTTTTGTTTCATCTTTTTTGATATCACGGTCTCGAAGAAAATCGGCACCAAAGAAAAATAAACTAAATGGGATAACTATTAGGCTAAACATTTCATAGCTTGATAAATTGGGTAACTCCATTTATTTTATTTGAGTTTAAAGTTTTTAAAAAATAACGAATTAAATTGTAAATGAATTGGTTAAAAAATGGATTTTACATTCCCGTTTTCCATATTTTGAGTTTTAAAAGTTCTTGTTCTTTTCTTTTAAGTACTCTGTGGAATCAATTTTATACAATTAATTATTTCTTTTGGTTTTCAAAACACTACGATTTTGGATTTCCTAAAAAATACAATCAATTAAAACAACTTGTCAACTTTACCTATTCTGGAAATTATGCAATGTACCTTGCCTACTTTTTTCCAACGTTTTTACCAGTTTGTCACAATATTCAATTTATAATTACATTTAGCTATTGGGTTGGTAAGTTTTTTTACAATTGTGCCGATACAGATGAAATTTATCACCCAGAAGTAAGTAATAAATATGTTAAATGGTGGTCCTATGTAGGACACGTGCTTCCATATTATCTTTGTTTAAATGAAATGAAAAAAAGTGTTGTTGTTTTTGATTGGAATTCTTTCTTATTTACGTATCTTTGGTCGTACGCGTGGTTAATAACTATTTACATTCCATGGAGAAGTTTAACGGGGGACCCAGTTTATTCGATGTTAAAAGAACTTCCACCAAGAAAACTTATTGAATACCTCATAACAATACATCTCATAATAGGAAGCTCAAATGTAGTTGGAAAAATGTTGGTTTAAGGAAATAAATCAATTAAAAGAAAAAATGCAATTACTTTTTCTTTTGTTGTGTGTAATCGCAGTTAGTGCTCGGCATATAGTACAAACAGATAAATATGGATGTCTCGCTAATTATAGTTATTGCCAATACCTTGAAAAATGTATTCATGTAAATGAATTGTGTAAATTACCAAAAATTAAATTTGCAAAAATCGAACTTCCAAAAAAAAACAAAGAATACCATTTCAAAGTGAAAGTGTTTCATCTTTTAGTTTAACGTTTAAATTATAAAAAAAAAGTAAATAATAAAATTAAACTCCATGAATCTTCTTGTTACAGGTGGTTGTGGATTTATTGGTTCTAATTTTATTAATTATTTTTCTCAAACCGAAATTATTAAAAAACTTATTAATTTCGATGCACTTTATTATTGCGCGAGTCATGAAAATATCTCCGAAGACGTAAAAAAAGATAAACGATACTATTTTGTAAAAGGAAATCTTTTTTCGAGCGACCTTGTAAACCATGTTCTCAAAGAACACAATATAACACATGTCGTCCATTTTGCAGCTCAGTCACACGTACAGAATTCTTTTGAAGAGAGTTTACAATACACCTATGACAATGTAGTTGGAACACATACACTTCTGGAATGTTGTAGACAATGGGGAAAAATCCAGAAGTTTATCCATGTGAGTACCGACGAAGTGTATGGAGAAACAGGTGAACTTGTTGATGAAAAAAGTATTCTCATTCCAACAAATCCATACGCAGCTACAAAAGCAGCAGCCGAGATGATTGCAATGAGTTATATTAAAAGTTATAATCTTCCAATTATTATTACAAGAGGAAATAATGTGTATGGACCAAATCAGTATCCTGAAAAGCTAATACCTAGATTTATCAAACAACTTAATGCAAACGAACAAGTGACAATTCAAGGAAATGGGTCTGCCAAACGTTCCTTTCTCCATGTTTTGGATACATGTTCGGCATTTGAAAAAATACTTTTAGAAGGAAAGATAGGAGAAATATACAACATTGGTGCGGATAGTGAAGCCGAATACACCGTTATGGAAATTGCTGAAATTCTTGTTAAACTTATGAAAGGTACTGATAATTACCAAAGTTACGTTCGGTTTATCGAAGACCGTCCATTTAATGATGCAAGATACTTTATTTCAAATGAAAAGTTAAAAGCGTTAGGATGGAAAATTAAAATTCCATTTATGGAAGGAATAAAAAAATTGGTAAAGTTAAATGAAGTTTAAATTTTTAATTTTGGTTCTGATTGTAGTATTGGTGATACTTTATCGTACATTAAAGTCTGGTTATGAAAATACAGAATTTTCTGATTTGCTTTATAATCGTTTTAAATATAAATTTGATAAATATCCCGGAAATGAAAAATTATCGGGTGTCGACATGGTCTATGCGATAACAATGCCACAAAGAAAAGACTATATAACTTCGCAAATGAATAATCTTGGTATTACGTTTACATATTTTAATGCAATTACACCACAAGACCTTAAACCAGAAGAGTATGACAATATAAGTTACACAAATAAAGAAGGTTCTCGTATTTATAAAAGATATACACGGTTGCCAGTTTTACTTTCATTTATACTTTGTTTTATTGATGCTGTCAAAAAAGGATATTCCACAATTGTGATATTTGAAGACGATATTTCCATTTTAGTTGATAAAAAACTTTTAAATGAATCTTTATTGGAATTTAAAAATAGTAACATGGATGCATTTTATATGGGATATTGTTTTTTAAATTGCGGACAAAATGTAACAAAATATAAAAATATAGTAAAACTTTCTAATCCAGATATAATATGCGGCCATTCAATGGCAATAAAAACAAAGATATTACCTGGACTAATAAATTATTGTTTTCCAATGACAACTGCATCTGATGAATTATTTCGAGAATACTACATTAAAAATAAAATAAATGTCTGTGTTCCAAAAAATGCTTATTTTATTCAAAATAGAGAATCACTTGGAAGTTTAAATGAAAGTGGCCCTGATCCTGAATTATTTAAAACGTGTAAATTTTAAATAAAGGCGTTATTTAAATGAAAATACTTCTTTTAGTTGTTGCAGTTTTACTATTTTATTTTATAAAAAAAGATAAATTTAATAATACTTTAAAACTATATAACGGCGATGAATGGGTTGATTATCGTTTGGGTGATGTTTTTTATAGTAATTTAAATGGAGATTTTTATAATTCTAATCATCCATTTAATGTACTTTACCACAAAACAAAATATCCAGGTACCATAGCAAATGAATACATCAACAAAAATACATCGGATAAAAATTATGAATTGTTAAAACAAATAATAGAATCCAAAGTATCCGATAAAAATACATACCCAGATACGCTTTTTTTACATATTCGAATTGGAGATGTGATTTGCACTAAAGATGAATGGATGGATAAAGTAAATGGACCTCTTTATTATTCAAAAGTAGGAGATACAGTTTGGTGGGATAATATTTTGGATTATATAAAATCAAATGGTATTAAAAAAGTAGTAATTGTTTCGGGAGCTCATGTAGATAGATGTTTACCGGAATCGTCTGGTTATTTAGAAGACCGTAAACAATTTTTGGAAAAGAACGGTTTAGAAACAAGTTACAGGTTAGCCCAATCTCCAGACCAAGATGTCATTATGTGCTATTATGTAAAACATTTTATTTCAACCGGAGGTGGTTTCGGAAAATTGATAAAAGAAATAAAAATAAAATAAAAGTTAAAAGAAACAATGAAAAAGAAAACAATTATTCCAATTGTATTATTTTTAATTATAATATTATTTATATTATATAAATACAGTTCATCAACTGATAGGTTTTCTAGTGATATAAATTATTACAATTATGTAGAAAAACTTTATACAAAGTTTGAATATAAATTTCAAAAAATAGAAAACTATACAGACCTAGGTGTTGTAGATGCGGTTTATTGTATTGTTATGCCACAGCGTAAAGAATATATGAAACAAAAATTTGAATCTATGGGGATAAATTATATATTTTTTAATGCAATAACACCAAAAGAATTATCAACTTCTGATTTTAATAAACTCAGCTCTACAAATGATCCAAAATCTAAGTTATATACACATCCAACACGATTAGGATTGCAGGTTTCATTTACTATGTGTTTTATAGATGCAATTAATAAAAATTACAATACAATTATAGTATTCGAAGATGATATAGTTGTTAACATAGATACTCCTTCATTAAAAAAGAGTATAATTGAATTTAAGAGTACTAATTTTATATTTTTTTACATGGGATATTGTTGGATGAACTGTAAACAGAATTTTACAATTAAACCACTTATGGATATTCCAGACAAAACACTTTTTTGTACTCACGCAATTTGTTATAAAGTAAAATATTTAAAACAATTTATAAATGATATGTATCCAATGAATGATAATTTTGATAATAATATAGTTTATTTTATAAAAAAATATAATTATCCTGTTTGTATTACCCCAAAAACGTATTTCGACCAAAATAGATTAGAATTGGGTACACTTAACGATGATGAAACAGTAGGAAATTTACCAGACTGTAATGTAACATTTAATAGTTAAACGTTTAAATTACCAAAACGTTTAAATTACCAAAACGTTTAAATTACCAAAACGTTTTAAGATTCACTTAAAACCAAAACGTTTCAAGCTTCGCTTAAAACCAAAAAAGAACCAAACTATGTTTGGTTCGGGTTTTAGTGTTCTTCTAAAACCATTTCTTCAACAAGTTCATCAAACAATATTTCTGGTTTCCATCCAAGTTCATAGTTCGCCTTGGATGAATCACCAAGAAGAAAATCCACCTCGGCTGGTCGAAAATAACGTTCGCTTACTTTTACAAGTATCCTTCCACTTATTGAATCAATACCAACTTCATTAATACCACAGCCTTCCCAACGAATTACAATTCCTTTTAATTTAAACGCCTTTTCAACAAATTCACGAACACTGTGAACTTCATTTGTTGAAAGAACAAAGTCCTCAGGAAAATCATGTTGAAGCATTAACCACATCCCACGAACATAATCTTTTGCGTGACCCCAATCACGTTGGGCGTCAAGATTCCCAAGAACGAGGAACTCTTGATTTCCTTTAATTATATTATTCACAGCCTTTGTTATTTTTTTAGTGACAAAGGTTTCACCACGGCGAGGTGATTCGTGATTGAAAAGTATTCCATTGCATGCGAATATATTGTAACTTTCACGGTAATTTTTAGTTATCCAAAAAGCGTAAAGCTTGGCAACTCCATAGGGAGACCGTGGATAAAATGGGGTTTTTTCTGTTTGGGGAATTTCCTGAACTTTTCCATAAAGTTCGGAACTTGAAGCTTGGTAAAACCTAACTAGGTCCTTTAATCCAAGTGAAATAACAGAATCAAGAATTCTAAGAACACCTAATCCATCAACGTCACCCGTGTATTCAGGAACATCAAATGATACTTTGACATGGCTCATTGCTCCAAGATTATAAATTTCTATAACACTTGGATTTTTTGATTTAATTTCATTAAGGATTTTTATTATACTTGAACTATCTGAAAGGTCTCCATACCGTAAATTTAAAAAATTGTATATATGGTCTATACGGTGAGTATTAATACTTGAACTTCTCCGTACAATTCCATAAACAGTATACTCTTTTTCCAATAAAAGCTCGGCAAGGTAAGAACCGTCTTGGCCTGTTATTCCAGTTATTAACGCTATCTTCATTTCGTAAAATATCTAAATAAAATAAATAAGTTTCTTTTACGAATTAAATGAAAACAATACTCGTAACCGGTGGAAATGGTCTTGTTGGAAATGCAATAAAACAAATAAAATCAGAATACGAAGCATATTATATATTTATGGAATCAAGTTGGTGCAATCTTTTGAATTACGAACAAACACTTACTGTTTTTAACTATTTAAAACCAGATGTGGTAATTCATTTGGCCGCACATGTTGGTGGACTCTTTAAAAATATGAACGAAAAAGTACAAATGCTTGAAGATAACTTATTAATAAATACAAATGTTGTTAAAGCGGCACATCAAACAAATGTAAATACACTTATAGCATGTCTAAGTACATGTGTTTTTCCAGATGATCTAATTCCCCCTATTAATGAAAATATGTTACACGATGGGCCACCTCATGAATCAAATGAAGGGTATGCGTATGCAAAACGAATGATGGAAGTTCATTGTAGACTATACAGGGAACAATTTAAAAGAAATTATTTTTGTATCATTCCAACAAATATTTATGGACCACATGATAATTTTAGTCTTGAAAACGGACACGTTATTCCTTCTCTTATCCATAAATGCTACCTTGCAAAAGAATCTAATTTACCTTTTGAAGTAAAAGGTTCTGGAAAACCATCTCGGCATTTTATTTACAACATGGATCTTGCAAGAATTTTACTTCTTCTTATAGATAAAAATAATATTGATTTGCTTATACTTTCACCAAGTGAAGAATACACAATCAGCGAAATGGCTCAAATGATAAATTCCCATTTTGGAAATGAAATGGTTTTTAATACAAATTTTTCAGACGGACAGTACCGTAAAACAACAGACAATTCAAAATTAAAACGACTTATTAATTTTGAATTCACCAGTTTAAAAGATGGAATTGAAGAAACCGTTAAGTGGTTTATGTCGAATTATCCAAATGTAAGAAATTAAATTAATTTCATTTTATTCAAAACAATAATCATGGAGTCATGTATACCTTTTAAATTAGGATATTCTTTCTTAATTTTTGAAGTATCAAGATAATTATTACTACGGTCGCTCTTAAGAATCTTTGATTGTTCTTCAAGAGTCATGTTTTTCCATGTAAAGCTAGGGTCTATAATTTGTTTATACATTTCAAGAATTTGATTGTGTGAAATAATTCCTGGATTGGTACAATTGTAGGTCCCCGTCTTTTTCTTTAAAAGCAGGTCAGTAAAAATTGGAAAAAAATCATCAAGAACGGTCATACTGTTAGGAATACTGCAAATAAATTGGTATTTCGTGATTTTATTTATAAAATTGCGGTCGTTGGGCGTACTGCTAATCGGCATTCGAATACGAAGATTGAGAACTGGGAAATCTCCCATAATGCGATCCGTAAATCCTTTCACAACGCTGTATCCAGAACCAAAATAATTTGGATAAGATTCTTCTGTAAATTTCTGTGGAGCTTCGCTGTTAAGACCAGTTGAATTAAATATACACCCTGTTCCAAGATATGTATAATGAATATCCTTTTCTTTACATATAATTGCCAAATTGAGAGGTCCATAAAGATTGTCTTGGACGTTTTCAACTAATTTTCCTGGATATTCAAGGTAATCGATGGTATTAATAAGTTTATCTTCAATTGTTCCATGTGTACGACCAGTTAGAGAAAATATATGGGTTGGGCGGTATTCGTTAATTTCATAGATAACTTCGTGGCGAATGTCAATTCTGGCAATTCCTTTGATAATTTTGAGTTTTGGATGGTGTAAAGAAAGATAATTGAGATACATGGAACCAATCCATCCCCGATGACCGTAAATTAATAATGTTGGTTGTTCTTTTGAGAAAAAATTAAATTTCATTTAAAGATTGGTACTTTAATTTTAATAAACTTAATAAAATGGAATCTTTAACGAAAAACGTTGTTGCCATAATTACTCGGTACAATGAATATATCGACTGGATAGAATACATTATCGACAAAGTTGATTATATTTACATTTACAATAAAGGACCCAATAACAATTATTTTAAATATTTCTTTCCAAATGAAGAAATGTTAAAAAAAATTCAATTTGATGTACTTCCAAATGTTGGGCGTATCGACCATACACTGGCTTATTACATTACAAAACATTGGGACAATCTCCCAGAAACACTTATCAATTTACCCGGAAGTATTCTAATGTGTCACCGGAAAGGTGCTTATTTAAGTACTATAATGAAAACTATTAAAATGAATAATATAAAAACAAAATATTCTGGGTTCTATTCACCACGTTTTCGCAAAGTATCGACTGATTATAATTACAATATCGACAATTACCAGGCAGAAGGTATTTGCAACAGAAACGACAATCAATTTATTAAATCACAATACAAAAATTTCCAAGAATGGAAAAAGGCACTTATCGATGAGCGCCCAATGCACTATCTCGCGATCCGAGGTATGTTTATTGTATCAAAAGAAAATATTCTTCATATCAAAAAGGAAGTCTACACTAATTTGGTTGAAAGTCTGAGTGTTGGAGATAACATTGAAAACGGTCATTTTGCAGAGCGCATATGGGCGCATCTTTTCAGGCAATACAGTTTTGATTCGAAAATGATTGTTTAGATTTTTTCAACAATACGATAAACTGCAAAACGTGTGGGAGATTTTATATCAGGATATGCAACTGAGCCACACATATACTGTCTTGTAACACCATTATCATCAAACGTCATTGGTTTGTCATATGGAAGGCATGGATATCCACAAGCCATTTCTTTTCCAGGTGCTTTTTCTTCTTCGTTTGTATAATTATTTAATTTGGGTGTGAGTGTAAAACCAGGTACATCAGAAACAGCAACGTGCTTTTTATTTTCATCATCCATGGGTGGTGAGTATGTTAAATAAATCTTTCCACGTGTATGTTCGTCTATTTTAAAAACACTGATATAATTGTATCCAGCAAGTTTACCAAGTACTCCTATTTCTTTGATATTCATATTTTTAGAATATCCATCGGGGTCATTATTGTATTTGTGAAGCATGCTGTATCCATATTGGTCGAAACCGTTATTTATGACTTGTTGTATAAGTTCTTTCATGTCATCGGAACGCCGGCTTTCGGATATAATTATACCAGAATCAAAAACATTTTTATTTGAATACTTGTTTATTTCTTTTAAAAAAAACTTTTCATCGACTGAAGAAAAACACCCATATGGTTCTATACTGATATCTTTGTATATTTCAGTAACGTCTGTTTTTCGTGGTAAAATAGGATTAATGTATCCCGGGTCATTTGAAGAACTCAAACTTGAAGTTGAAACTGGAGTTACTCTAAACTGTTTATTTAGAATATCAAACAGTTTAAATAAAAGTACTCCTAAAATTGTTACAAATAAAATCAAATAAATCATTTAACTGTTACCAATAAATTAATTTTTGAATAAATGTTAATTTAAAGGTAAAAACCCTTGTTTAAAGGTAAAAAATTCTTTATTTTTTCTTCTTTTTTTGCTTTATTTCTTCATTTATGTCATGATAAAATAAAGCCATACCGGTTTTTATTATGGTATCGGTGATAAATTTATATCCTTCAGAGAGGTCCTGTGCGTGTTTTGCACCTGTAATGATAATACTTCCGGACCTAAATATAAGTAAACTAATTTGTTTATCTTTTTCTATGACCGATGGAAATTTCAAATTTATACCCGGATATCGACTCAAACTGCTAAATGTAGCACTCATATTAAATTTATTAACAAGAACATTTTGAAGAAGCTCCTGTTTAATGCACCACCCATCCGGATCTTCTTTCAAAGGTTTTATTTTAAAATCACTACAAATCATTTGGATTTTTACATTTTCACCAATAAGATTTTCGGGATTTTCTACAACTCCTTCAACCGATGTTATTATTTCAATAAGTTCCTGAATCATAATATTAATTGTATTAATTGTTTTAACTCCAGAAACAGTTACTTTTCCATTAAAAAATATAAATATATTCACATTGGAAAATATCATCGGTTCAACAGAACGGTCAACAAAACAAATTTTTATACCAAGACTATTAAACATTTCATCTGACCCCTTTTTCTTTTTTTCTTTAGACTTTTTAGAACCAGGTTTATAATTTACAGATAAAAAATCAGGAGAATTATCCTTCAATATTTGCAAATTAATAAATTGGTTAAAGTTAAAACAAATTGTCATTGTAGATATACGTAAAGGCGTAAATGACACACCTGAATCATCTATACGTACAGTCCCACCACCACAATTTGTTGTTATTGTTTCATTAAACAATTTCCAAGTATTATTGCATTTACACAAAAACGTTGGTGATTTACACGATTCGCAAAGCAAAGTCTCCATTTCGTTTTTATTTCTTTAAGTTTTTATTTCTTTAAGTAAAATAAAATTTGTAAAATTTTAAATTTCAGAAATAAGTTCGATTAAAAACTGAACGGTTAAACCATTTAAAAGGTCACGTTTAAATATGTCAGCAGCATGCAAATCATACACACGTAAATTTGTAAGAACCATTTTTAATTCATGGACCGTTGTTTGTATAAAACTATTTATCGATGCGTATTCAATATTTTCTATCAATAGAGGCTCATTTCCCAAATTCCAAAGATACATTTCCGAACTAACGATGTAATTTATTATTTCCTTGAGTTCGTCCATACGTAGCTGAAAAGAAAGTATCTCATTTTCACGATTACGTATTCTACGAGCATAACTCAGATTCTTTTTTATTTTGTAGGTACTGCGGTACTTTATTTCGGGAAAATAAAGTTTTGCACCTGTATCAAGCCGTATAAGGTCTTCATCGGAATAAACTTCACGAGTCATTGGGTCCCTACAATCACCCGTTTTCATTATGTTTTTTATGATTGAAGAATATTCGTAAAAAAAGTGTTTTCCGGACTTCGTTCGGTAAATAAAACACGGAAATTTTACAGGTTCGAGTGTTATGTGGTCGGTAGCATTTTTATAAAAATGGAGACGGTAACAACGCTGTATCATTTTAACAGCTAAAAATTTATTAAAATTTTCAAAAAGTTCGATTTTTTTCATTTTTGAATAATTTTTTACAACTTTTTTAGATAATTTTTTTAGTATGCCGAGGTCCGTTTGTTTAAAATCTAATAAATTTAACATTTTTAAAATTTAAAGATATTATATTTTAAAGTTAATTAACTTATTATACTAGAGTTTTCTTAATATTTGTATAAGTATCTACTTTTAGTGTACTAGAATCAAGCGTTGCTGCATTATTTTTTATAAAATTTTTAGAAAGAATTGTAACTTTTTTACCTTGTCCGCTATTATTACTATAATCTATAAGAGTAACACCTCCTGTCACTATTTTAGGATAAACACCAATTGTTAAATCAAATGGTTTAATATACTGTATGTATAAACAAGGTACGGTAGCCGCAATCTTGTTGTTAAAATCTATTGGGTTTGTAGGATTTTGCTGAACTTTACCTGAATATATTTGTTTATCCATTTGAAAAATAGCATACGCTCCATTCGTAAAATTTCCAGTAGCTAAAGGAACTTCATTCTTACCCTCTGGGTCAGTTGTTAATCTATAGTTATTATTAGCTTGTAAGCTGTAAACCGCTATAGTGTTCTTGAAAAAAAGTGGAAAAAATTCTGATTGCTTTGTGGAATCACTTATTTGTGGCGTTTGTGGACTGGGAGATTTAGCATCTGTTTGTTCTGTTACTTTTCCATCTGAACCTATAAAAGCACTCACTCCTGGTCTAATAGATACGGTAGAATTTTTAAAGTTCTCGATAGAACCAACAGTTGCAATACGTACATATAAGCTTACATTGTTTTTATATTGCACGTATATTGTATTTACACTAAGTGGGGTTAAAGGAGAAGACTCAAAAACATTATTTGGGTTAAAATAATTCAAAGTATTTTTGTCAACTATAACAGTATAAACAGGGGTTGAGTTATTGGATAAAGATATCGAAGGAATTGTTCTATTACCCTCTTTATCAATTGTTAATGTATAATTAGAACTTTTTTCTATAATAAATTCTTTACCATTTACTGTTTTATCAAAGCTTAACGCAAAAGCATTTGGTTGAGTTGAATAAAGAGGGCTACCAGGTGCTGAGCCAAAAGGGCTTTGTGATTTCTTGTAAAGGTAAACAGCCGCAATCACAAAAACTACAAATATTACCCAAAATAATTTGGAATTCATGGAAAACGAACCAAATGAATTTTTGCGGACCATTTGTAATTAATGTATTTATTTTAATTTTAAAGTTAAATTGTTGAAACTGTATTTATCGTTCCATCGCTATTAATAGTTGATTTAAATCCAGGCTTAATAGAAATAACATTTGTTTTTACTTCTCCGGTATCTGTAGTAGTTTCTATACTCATATCAAAAGGTATGTCATAATTTACATTTACGATAGCTAAACCATTTTTAAGTGATATCTTTGTGTAATCCGGGTTATTTAAATAATTTATTTTGCTTGAAGAAGCACTCAAAATGTTATTTAAAACATTACTTAAAATATCATTTGGAACTTTATTTGGAACATCATTTGATATTTTGTTTGGAACTTTATTTGAAACGTTGTTTGGAACGAAAGGTTTTTTATCAGTTGTACCAGAGTTATCAGTTGAAGAAACTACTACACTTGGTTTTACTGAAGGTGTTGGTTTTCTTAAAAGAAAATATCCAACTATAAGTGTTATCAGAGAAGATATTAAAATTATTTTGTTATTTTTACTCAGATTGTTAATATTTATTTTAAACATTTATAAACCAAAATATTTTAATTTAAATTAAAATGTTTAGTTCAATAAATGACAAATCCTATTTTTAAGTTTTTGTCAAACAAAAAAATTTATATTTTATGTATTTGTATTATTATAATTACAATAATCTATTATAATAACATTAGTCCATTTAATTCAACTACACACACTTATGAACTCAGTTTTGATGTTTCTAATGCAGCAGAATATAACATACCTTCTTTACCAGATGGTGTTAATTTAACTACGAACACCGATGCATATGGAGATATTTCACTTTCAAATTTAAACAATGGAATTACATTAACAAATAATAATGCTGGTAGTTTAAGTATTAGCAATAATTCAATTAATTTTTCAAAAATATCAACTGGATTGTTTGGTTCATCTAGTTCATCTAAAACTTCTAGCTCATCTAGTTCATCTAAAACTTCTAGCTCATCTAGTTCATCTAAAACATCTAGCTCATCCGGCTCACCCGGTATACTAGGTTCATCAAGTTCTTCAAGTAAACTTCCAGGATCTTCAAGTTCAACAATACTTCTAGGCTCTTCAAGTTCTTCAAGTAATCTTCCAGGGTCTTCAAGCTCTTTAATACCAAATGTCTATTCAAGTTCTTCAAGTAATCTTCCAGGGTCTTCAAGCTCTTTAATACCAAATGTCTATTCAAGTTCTTCAAGTAATCTTCTAGGGTCTTCAAGCTCTTTAATACCAAATGTCTATTCAAGTTCTTCAAGTAATCTTCCAGGGTCTTCAAGCTCTTCGAGCTCTCAACCTAATTTAATAACCCCGTCACTTGTATCTTCAAACCCACCTACACTTCTAGATTCACCTGCATTATCAAATGAACCTATTTCACCTGTTACACCTTTAACATTTTCAGGTGGTTCAGGAACATCAGGTACAACAATTTACTCAAGCTCTTCAAGCCCATTAATACTACCAAGTTCTTCAAGCCCATTAATACTACCAAGTTCTTCAAGTTCGTTAATCCTTCCAAGCTCTTCAAGTTCTTCAAGTTCGTTAATCCTTCCAAGTTCTTCAAGTTCGTTAATCCTTCCAAGCTCTTCAAGTTCTTCAAGTTCGTTAATCCTTCCAAGCTCTTCAAGTTCTTCAAGTTCGTTAATCCTTCCAAGCTCTTCAAGTTCTTCAAGTTCGTTAATTCTTCCAAGCTCTTCAAGCTCTTCAAGCTCTTCAAGTTCTTCAAGCTCATCAATGTTTCCAGCATTTTTAAGTTCTTCTAGCTCTTCAAGTTCTTCAAGTTCGTTAATTCTTCCAAGCTCTTCAAGCTCTTCAAGCTCTTCAATGTTTCCAGCATTTTTAAGTTCTTCAAGTTCTTCAAGTTCTTCAAGTTCTTCAAGTTCTTCAAGTTCTTCGGTAGTAACACCAACTTATACTATTATACCAGCTGTTATACCATTTGTTTTCCTTGGATTGAATTGGTCTTCGGGACAAATTATTGGTTCACGTGTATTATCTAATGCATCTGCATCATGGAAGAAATTCGATAATTCAGCAGTTTCACCAACAGATGTAGCAACAAACTTGCAAACAGGCTTTTGGCAATTTATACAATTACAAAACGGTACATATGTAGATGTAGATTTATATGGAACTATTTGTATATCTAATACATTAACAAATACAACTAGTTCACTTACAATTTTAGAAAATCCAGCAAAATCTGAAATGTCCTTACAACAAATATTACAATTACAAGATGGTACATTTGCTGTTATAGGATACGAATCGGGTCAAATTTATTTAACAAAAATATTAACAAACAATTGTAATAAATATGCTATGTGGGTAAGAGCTGATGTGGCTCCTCAATTACTCAATATTAGTACTAATTCATTAAGCACACTTAATGATAAACATAATGGAAACATACAATTTAATAATATTCTACAATTACAAAATAGTATATTTGCAGCTATAAATGCATCTTCAAATCAGATTATATTATCAAATACTTTAATAAATGACTATACAACATGGGTCCGAGCAGATGGTACCGCTTTATCAGGTCCAAGCGATAAAGGTAACGGGGATATACAATTCACGCAAATTACTCAATTAGAAAATGGTACATTTGCTGCTCTGGAAGATGGTTCAAACCAGATTTATATATCAAATGTATTGACAAATAGCCGTTCAATGTGGACTATTGTAAATACAGGTAATTTAGGTTTTTCTCAGATATTTCAAGCACCTATAAATCCTCCTCCTAAAATACAAAATTTCCCAGCTTATTTTACATATATTAATTATACAAATATTATTAGTAACAGTCGTTTATTACCAAGTTACTTTTCAGACCAATATAACAGTACATTTTTGATTTCTAAAGCAGGTGTTCCTGCAACAGGAACCGTAGGAACCGAAAAAGTTACAAATCCATTTGTTGGAACTTTAATAAAACTTAACTATTATGTAAATAATAATGTAGGAACAGGAAATTATAATAATCCAAATTTTAAACAATCTAATATTTTGGATACATCCAAATGTATTCCAGATTCAACCGGAAATATTACTGTGTATGTCAGACAAGATAGTTCAGGTAATGTTTTTCTCTGGTATGATTCAACTTCTTTACCAACACCAAGTTCTTTAATTTATCCAAGTTCTTTAAGTTCGTCACCTGTAGATTTATTAAAAGTGTTTATTTCTTCAATTTCTTCAAGTTCTTCAAGTTCTTCAAGTTCTTCAAGTTCTTCAAGTTCTTCAAGTTCTTCAAGTTCTTCAAGTTCGTTAATCCTTCCAAGTTCTCCAAGTATAATATCCCCAATAGTTTACATAGTACCAATATTCACAAGAAAGGCATTAACTATACCATTTACTTTTCTTGGTATAAATAAATCGTCGGGACAAATTATTGGTTCAAATACATTAACAAATTCACAGGATTTGTGGAAGAAATACGATAACACAGCCGTTTCACCAACAGATATTATTGGTGCGACTGAAGTACCATATTCCCAATTTACTCAACTACAAAATGGAGAATGGTTATACATAAATTCAAATACTCATATTCTTTATTCTGCAAGTACAATGACAAATATATCCGGGCCTTGGTGGGGAATTACTACACCTAATATCAAATTTCAACAAATATTACAATTACAAGATGGTTCATTTGCTGCTATATCGTTTAATTCATACCAAATTATATTAACAAAAATGGTGTGGGACCAAAAGCTAGTTATGTATAATAACGCGTGGATAAGAGCTGATACAGCACCTGGTTTATTAAATGTCTATTCAAGTTTATTAGTTGCAACTAATGATACACCTGATGGAAACATACAATTTAATAATATTCTACAATTACAAAATGGTACATTTGCAGCTATAAATAAATCTTCAAACCAGATTATAACATCAAGGACTTTAATAAACAATTATACGACATGGGTCCGAGCAGATGGTACAGCTTTATCGGGTCCAGCTGATACTGGTAATGGAAATATCAAATTTTCTCAGATTACTCAATTACAAAATGGTTTATTTGCTGCTTTGGAATTGGTTTCAAACCAGGTTTATATATCAAGTGTGTTATCAAATAACAGTTCAACGTGGACTAAGATAAATACAGGTGATTTACAGTTTTCTCAAATACTTCAATCACCAAATGTTCCTTCTTCAAAGATAGTAAATTATCCTTGGTATATAAAAGTTTACAATTATACAAATATAACTGCTACAAGTTCTGTATTACCAACGTATTTATCAGATGAATATAACACTATGCAACCATTTCCAGTGGGGTCTGGTAATTCTACAACACCAACCACCAATGTCACACTAAGAGCCCATTTTTCAGGACGACCTTTTCCAGGAACTTTGATAAAACTTAACTATTATGTAAATAACAATACAGGAACAACTTATCAAAATGTAAACTTTAGACAAACTAATGGTATAGATATCTCAAATTGTATTACAGGTGATCTTGTTTCTAATGGTTCTGGTGCAACTATTAATATATACGTCAGAAATGATAATTCAGGTAATGTTGTTCTTTCAAATAGTTAATTCTTAGAGTATCCAATAACAGCACAAGCAATTTGTTTACCGGCATTTCCTGTTTTTCAGAAATGAGTGGTTTTTTATCAGTTGTACCATAGTTATCAGTTGAAGAAACTACTACACTTGGTTTTACTGAAGGTGTTGGTTTTCTTAAAAGAAAATATCAAACTATAAGTGTTATCAGAGAAGATATCAAAATTATTTTGTTATCTTCTCTGATTGTTAATATTTATTTTAAATATTTATAAGTTAAAATATTTTAATTTAAGAATTTAATAATTTAAGAACTTGAAGAACTATAGGAACTTGAAGAACTTAGATTGCTTGAAGAACTTGAAGAACTTGGAAGATTGCTTGAAGAACTTAGATTACTAGAAGAACTAGAAGAACTTGTAAGATTACTAGAAGAACTAGAAGATTTTGAAGAACTTGAAGATTTTGAAGAACTAGAAGAACTAGAAGAACTTGAAGAACTTGGAAGTTTACTAGAAGAACTTGAAGAAATAACAGCTTTTAATAAATCTACAAGTGAAGAACTTGAAGAACTGGAAGAACTTGAAGAACTGGAAGAACTGGAAGAAATAACCATTTTTAATAAATCTACAAGTGTAGAACTTGAAGAACTTGAAGAACTTGGCAAACTTGGAGAACTAAATAGTTTTAAGATAAAATAACCAACTGTGATTGTTATTAAAAAGGATAAAAATATTTTTTTATTTCGGCTTAGATTGGTAAAATTAATTTTATACATTTATAATTGCAAATATTTTAATTTAAATTATAATATATTTTGTTCTAATAAATGACAAATCCTATTTTTAAGTTTTTGTCAAATAAAAAAATTTATATTTTATGTATTTGTATTATTATAATTACTATAATAATCTATTATAATAATATTAGTCCATTTGTTTCAACTACACACACTTATGAACTCAGTTTTGATGTTTCTAATTTAGCTAATTATAAGATTAGCCCTTTGCCAAATGGTGTTAATTTAACTACAAATACAAATACATATGGAGATATTTCACTTTCAAATTTAAACAACGGAATTACATTAACAAATAATAATGCTGGTAGTTTAACTATTAGCAATAATTCAATTAAATTATTAAATTCATCTGGTTCACCGAGCTCATCAAGCTCATCAAGCTTATTTAATTTAATAGTACCATCACAAATATCTTCAAATCCACTTACACTTCAAGATTCATCTGCGTTATCAAATCAACCTATTTCACCTGTTACACCATTAACATTTTCAGGTGGTTCTTCAAATAGTTCAAGTTCTTCAAGTTCTTCAAATAGCCTACCTAATATAACCGGTACTTCAGATGTAACTGAAACACCGGGTGAAAATCTAGCTCGTAAAGCAGCTGAAAATGCAATGAACGACGCTTCTCTTGTTCAACGGGTACCTGATCTAATTCAGGATGCAAATGTAACTGAAACACCTGGTGAAAACGTAGCTCGTGGAGCAGCTGAAAAGGCAATGAACGGTACTTCTCTTGTTGAACGGATACCTGGTGTAATTCAGGGTCCAAGTGTAACTGAAACACCGGGTGAAAACGTAGCTCGTGGAGCAGCTGAAAAGGCAATGAACGGTACTTCTCTTGTTGAATGGATACCTGGTGTAATTCAGGGTCCAAATGTAACTGAAACACCGGGTGAAAACGTAGCTCGTGGAGCCGCTGAAAATGCAAGGAACAGTACTTCTCTTGTTGAAGGGACCCCTGATTTAACACAGGGTGCAAGTATAACTGAAACACCGGGTGAAAACGTAGCTCGTGGAGCAGCTGAAAATGCAATGAACGGTACTTCTCTTGTTGAACGGCTGCCTGGTGTAACGCAGGGTGCAAGTATAACTGAAACACCGGGTGAAAACGTAGCTCGTGGAGCAGCTGAAAATGCAAGGAACAGTACTTCTCTTGTTGAAGGGACCCCTGGTGTAACACAGGGTCCAAATGTAACTGAAACACCGGGTGAAAACGTAGCTCGTGGAGCAGCTGAAAATGCAAGGAACAGTACTTCTCTTGTTGAAGGGACCCCTGGTGTAATTCAGGGTGCAAGTGTAACTGAAACACCGGGTGAAAACGTAGCTCGTGGAGCCGCTGAAAAGGCAAGGAACGATGCTTCTCTTGTTGAAGGGACCCCTGGTGTAACGCAGGGTGCAAGTATAACTGAAACACCGGGTGAAAATGTAGCTCGTGGAGCCGCTGAAAAGGCAAGGAACAGTACTTCTCTTGTTGAAGGGACCCCTGGTGTAACACAGGGTGCAAGTATAACTGAAACACCGGGTGAAAACGTAGCTCGGGGAGCAGCTGAAAATGCAAGGAACAGTACTTCTCTTGTTGAAGGGACACCTGGTGTAACGCAGGGTGCAAGTATAACTGAAACACCGGGTGAAAACGTAGCTCGTGGAGCAGCTGAAAAGGTAAAGAACGAGGTTTCTTTAAATTTATCATTAATTTCCCCAATGCTACAAAATTATTCACTGCTAGAAAATTATTCAGGTTCTTCTTTACTAGCATCATTAGCTAGTATAATACCAACTTATTATAAACCAGTTATTAATCCAATATTCCCATATGCGTCAGTAACTGTACCATTTACTTTTCTCGGTATAAATAAATCATCGGGACAAATTATTGGTTCAAATACACTAACAAATTCATCGAGTTCGTGGAAGAAATATGATAACACAGCCGTTTCACCAACAGACACGATTGGTCAGACTGAAATACCATATTCCCAATTTACACAACTACAAAATGGACGATGGGTGTATATAAATTCAAATACTCATACTCTTTACTCTGCAAGTACAATGACAAATTCAAATGTAAGTGTACCTTGGTCTGGAATTACTACACCTGATATCAAATTTCAACAAATATTACAATTACAAGATGGTTCATTTGCTGCTATATCATTTAATTCATACCAAATTATATTAGCAAAAATGATGGATGGAAATTCAGTTATGTATAACAATCGGTGGATAAGGTCTGATAGAGCACCTGGGTTATTAAATGTTGATAATATTAAATTAAACGCACTTAATGATAAACCTGATGGAGATATACAATTTAATAATATTCTACAATTACAAAATGGTATATTTGCAGCTATAAATAAATCTTCAAACCAGATTATAATATCAAGTACTTTAGTAAACTATTACAGAACATGGTTCAGAGCAGATGGTACCTCTTTATCAGGTCCAGCTGATACTGGTAATGGAGATATCCAATTTTCTCAGATTACTCAATTACAAAATGGTTTATTTGCTGCTCTGGAATATAAATCAAATCAAGTTTATATAACAAACGTATTGACAAATAATAGTTTAACGTGGACTAAGGTAAATACAGGTGATTTACAGTTTTCCCAGATACTCCAATCACCAAAAATCCCCTCTTCAGCGATAGTAAATTATCCTTGGTATATAATAGTTTATAATTATACAAATATAACTTCTACAAATTCTGTATTACCAACATACTTTTCAGATGAATACAACAATTTGCAAATATTTCCAGCTGGAGCTGGAACTTCTACAACCCCAAACATAACTGGTAAGGTTAGAAGTGAAGCTTCATTAAACACGTTTCCCGGAACTTCGGTAAAACTTAACTATTATGTAAATAACAGTACAGGAACAAATACTTATGAAAATGCAAATCTTAGACAAACTAATACTATAGATATATCATATTGTATGAATCCTCCTGGTTTTCTTGCTAGTTTTGGAACTATTATTATATACGTTAGAAATGATAGTTCAGGTAATATTTTTCTTTCTAATGATTCAACTTCTTTTCCCACTAAAGATGTAACTGTAACTGAAACACCGGGTGAAAACGTAGCTCGTGGAGCAGCTGAAAAGGCAATGAACGGTACTTCTCTTGTTGAACGGACCCCTGGTGTAATTCAGGGTGCAAGTGTAACTGAAACACCTGGTGAAAACGTAGCTCGGGGAGCAGCTGAAAATGCAAGGAACAGTACTTCTCTTGTTGAAGGGACACCTGGTGTAACACAGGGTGCAAGTATAACTGAAACACCGGGTGAAAACGTAGCTCGTGGAGCCGCTGAAAAGGCAATGAACGGTACTTCTCTTGTTGAACGGACCCCTGGTGTAATTCAGGGTGCAAGTGTAACTGAAACACCGGGTGAAAACCTAGCTCGTGGAGCAGCTGAAAATGCAAGGAACAGTACTTCTCTTGTTGAAGGGACACCTCTAGCACCTATACCGCCTATATTAGTATCACTAGCTAATATAGTACCAACTTATTTAAATGTTTCGTTTGCCCCAAAATTCACAACTAAACCAGTAACTGTACCGTTTACTTTTCTTGGTATAAACAAATCATCGGGACAAATTATTGGTTCAAATACATTAACAAATTCATCGGGATCGTGGAAGAAATACGATAATACATCTGTTTCACCAACAGACTCGCTTATTGTAAATGAAAGACCGTTTTCCCAGATTACGCAATTACAAAATGGACGATGGTTGTTTATAAATTCAAATACTCATGTTCTTTATACTGAATATTCAATTACAAATCTAGCTTCACTTTGGTCTGGAATTAGTACACCTGAAATCAAATTTCAACAAATATTACAATTACAAGATGGTTCATTTGCTGCTATATCATTTAAATCATACCAAATTATGTTAGCAAAAATGATTGAAGGAAATTCAGTTCTGTATAACAATCGGTGGGTAAGAGCTGATGTTGTTCCTCAATTACTCAATGTTATTACTAATTTATTAGTTGCAACTAATGATAAACATAATGGAAACATACAATTTAATAATATTCTACAATTACAAAATGGTACATTTGCAGCTATAAATAAATCTTCAAACCAGATTATAATATCAAGGTCTTTAGTAAATGACTATACAACATGGACCCGACCAAATGGTACCCCTTTATCAGGTCCAGCTGATACTGGTAATGGAGATATCCAATTTTCTCAGATTACTCAATTACAAAATGGTTTATTTGCTGCTCTGGAATACAAATCAAATCAAATTTATGTATCAGAATATTTGTCAAATCTTGGTGGACTTTGGACTAAAGTATATACAGGTGATTTACAGTTTTCTCAAATACTCCAATCACCAAAAATCCCCTCTTCAACAATAACAAATTATCCTTGGAATATAGGATTTATTAATTATACAAATATATCTCTTACAGAACCTGTATTACCAACATACTTTTCAGATGAATACAACGATTTCCGAATATTTTCAATTGGTGCTGGTACTTCTACACTCCCATATTATTCCGGTACTACAACTTCTGCTAACACACGACCATTTAACGGAACTTTGATAAAACTTAACTATTATGTAAATAACAGTACAGGACCAAATACTTATGAAAATGCAAGCATTAGACAAACTAATGCTATAGATATCTCAAGTTGTATTACAGGTGATCTTGGAACTAATGGTTCTGGTGCAACTATTACTATATACATCAGAAATGATAATTCAGGTAATGTTGTTCTTTCAAATAGTTAATTCTTAGAGTATCCAATAACGGCACAAGCAATTCGTTTACCGGCATTTCCTGTTTTTAAACTTTCTGTACGATTTTTACCTTCACCTTGGCCGCAATCATCTTGGTCTTGGTGTATTATAAGCATTCTTCCTACTATATTGCATTTTCCACTAAGACGTATAACATTATCATACGTAACATATTTTGCATTTCCAAAAATATCAGTTCGTATATTTCCAAGGTCTCCGACATGACGTTCAATCATTCCGGGACATCCGTGTGTTTTATTGTAAGGATTAAAATGCGCGCATGCGCTCGTACACCCATCTGAAAGGTCTCCGTATTCATGGACGTGAAATCCATGTAATCCGTTTTTCTTAAGACCCTTCAAATCGATGTAAATGTCTACTGTATCGGGATATTCAACAAATTTAACATTTCCTGAAATTGGACCTGTAAAAACTGCTATTGCGGTAGTCATTTTATTTAGACAAATATTTTATATCCGCGTTAACCGAATTTAATGAATTATTCTTTTTGCCAAATCGTTGAAGTGAAAATCCAGGTTGGTCGTAAAGAACATCACCTAGACAAGTTTTAATACTCGGTGTTAAATTTGAACTGTTTTCTGTTCCTGGTTTATAAAAGTTAACGAGGTTTGAATTTGTTGCTCCAAGATTATCTCCAAATCGTCCTTTACGGCGACGACGACCAAATCCGCAAGAACCTTCGGTTATTTTATTTCCAAATCCACAAACCCTTTCCATGTTATAATTTTCACCAATATTTGTTTTTTCACCAAAAGAATTAATAAAAACTCGACGATATGGATTTTTTCTTTTCGATTTACACATCTGTTTTAATTTTGAACGTGATATTTCTCCAACCGTTTTGGGTGTTTGAGAATTAATTCGTTTTAGAGGCCTGCAGTATGGATACTTCTTTCGGTTACTTTTTGAACGTCCACACGTTTGGTATTTTCCGTTTTTCTTTGGTTTGCATACATCCACCCATTTTTCTTTAAACCAACGGTCAAGTGAACCAAAAGAACATCGGTAAAAAGAAAATGCGTTCTTACCAGCGCATTTATAGGTTCCACCTTTTGATTTATATTCTCTCACCAATTGTCCGGATGCATATGCACTGGGCCAAACTTTTGAGCGCTTTTTAATTTTATTTTTTAAACTATTGTATAATTTAGTATTTATGGGTTTACTTTTTCCTTTTTTACAATGCATTTAAAGGTAACGGAGTTATCTTAATAAACTCTTTTATTTTAATTTAATTAAAAATGGAACGTCTTTTAAACGTTCGTAGTGAATATCAACACCTTGAACCCGAACAACTTAAAAAACTTCAAAATGCACTTTCCATGAACTGTGAAATTCTTTTGTTTAATATTCGAACGAGTGGAAATATAGCAATGTGTATACGTACGGCTTGCTTAATGGGATGCAAACAAGTTATTATTTGTGGACGTAAGCACTACGATAAACGCTTTACCGTTGGTGCTGAAAATTATATACCTGTTACATTTGTTGAAAAACCCTTAAAAGTAACAATTAATTGTAAAAAAGGAACGAATCCAGTTGAATATATCGAAATGTTTAATTACAATGTCGATGAATTTGTAAAATGTTGTAATGGACGTACGCCTATTTTTTTAGAACAAAATGGAACAAATATTTCCGAAGTTCCATGGAAACTTGTAGAAAACCCTTTGGTAATACTTGGAAACGAATCATTAGGTATACCAACGGATTTTATAAAATCGGTTAAGACAATTTTACCCGAAACACGTATAGTAAGTATTCCACAATGTTCCGTTATGCGTAGTTTGAATGTTGCTGTTGCAGCATCAATTGTTTTATGGGAAATAACCAAACAAACAACAAGTTTGTCTTTTACATGTTAATGTTTTTAAAAATTCTTGAAATGTCATTTTGTGGATTAACCGATAAGTTTTTAAACAACCGTTCAAACTTGTTTCTTTCATTTTCAGTTTTAAAATACTTCTTTTTGAATTCATTTCGTTGTTTAACAAGATAGTTATTTATTTCAATATCAGATACATTACTTTGTACTCGTTTTGATTTGTTATAAGCATACCGTTTAATTTGAGGGTCAATTCTTGCAAATTCAAGTTCAGAACGGTCAAGACAGTATTCCAAACAGCACTCTTCGTTTACAAAACAGTTTGGGTAAGTCTGAACCAACGATTGGTAAACATAATCGGCTGGAATTTGGGCGAGACGTTTTGCAGTGGTTTCATCAAATTCTTTCAATGCAAGGTTGTAATAATAAATGTAAACGTTGTTTGCTTTCTGGTTTATTTGTTCCATGAAACTTATTTAAAGACCAACAATATTTTTAAATAACACGAAATATGTTTTATGGAAACTTTAAAAGTTCTAGCTATAGACGTCGGAATAATAAATTTAGGGTACACTTACTCAGAAGTCAAACTGGAATTACCTGAGTCAGGAAGTAAATATAAAGCACATCGTTTGAATAATAGTTATCTATTAAATAAGGAAACTATTAAAAAATGCATTCGTGTTTTAGATTGTAATCGTATTGATATTACAAATATTCGTCACAAACGCGTGAGTTACTGTGATTGTAAATTACACCATGACAGATGTATTCCCGATTATCTGGACCATTTTATTCAGGAAACACCTTATTTCGAAGAATGTGATGTTCTTATAATTGAACGTCAACCACCAGTTGGCATAACTGGGGTACAGGACCTTTTATTTAAACAATTTCGTGAAAAGGTTTTGTTGATAAACCCAGGAAGTATCCATAAATATTTTGGATTACCTAGTGTTTACAGCGAACGAAAAGAAGAATCAGAAAAAATAGCCGAAGCATTTCTTTCAAACTTTTCTAAATTTACAACGAATAATCGTAAACACGATATATCAGACGCACTATTAATGACAGTTTTTTATTATAAACAAAAAATGGAAAAAATTATTGAATGTAATAAATTTAATACAGAAATTCATGATTTTGACAAATTTAGGTTTAAAAAATGTTAGTATTTAAAATAACTGCTATCTTCATTTGAGGAAGAAGGACTACGTTCATTTACAAATTTTTTCCGTAAAGAGCTTGAGTGTCGCTTGTTGTATTTGTAATTGTAATCATTGTCGTAATCATACTCTTTGTGTTCCGAAGTTATCAAATAAAAAACGATTAACAATAAAATCAAAATAAGAAGTGCTATAATAAGATATTCTCTGGTAGTTGAATTATTTTGTAACATTCTATATAATTAACAAAGAAATTATTTTAAAGGTAAATTAAGTGAAGTTGGGTCAAATTGAAATATTAATACTTCATTTTTCGCGTTATATATCATAAATGATATAATAGCTATAAGTATAATTAAATAAATGAAACTAGTAATAGTACCAATAGCCTCTCCAAAATTGTTTTTTCTCATTTAAACTTTGCATTTATTTAATTTTACAAAAAATAATTTACTTAAAAAATTAAACATAAATTATAAAAAAGATGAAGGAAAACGCAGAACCAACGATTTTAACAAAAAAGGATTTTTTTCAAATTGATGAATGTAATTGTGGAAAAAACCCTTTTCGATACACAGATGTTTCTAAAAATGTGTATGTAGCTAAATGTCCTCTTATGAAAGAAGAATACGACATAAAAACAAAAACATGGATTTCTTCTAAAAAACAACCATGTGATTTTTATTGTAAATATTTCGGACCGCGTCCTGTTTTTGAAGAAGTTAAAAATACACTGATTCGTAAAGCAAATGTAATTCAAGATAAAAATGTTTTATTGGAACAAAAACTTCGTCTTTTGTTTCGGTTTGTTTTTGTATCAAGGCACACTGCGACATTGGATGAAATTAATATTCTCGTTAAAAACAGTCTTCGTAGAGAACCCCGTAAAGAATATTATTTTCCAAGCCCCGGACACCTTCGTATTTCACATTATGAATCATTGGAAGACTATCGCGACCGTATTTTTTCTAAAAAAATAGTTGACCTTAGTAATTTACCAGAACCAGAACCTCCCAAAGAACCAATTGGTGATTTCTTTGATATTTTAACGTTTTTAAATATACCTAAAAATACCAAGGTTGTACCAAAAGCCAAACCAGTAAAACGTACAGTGCCAACCGTTATTAGTAAACCAATTACTTCTAAATTTATTTTGGTTTCTGACGATGATGAATCCGAAAAAGATTCTGATTATGAATCGGACCATGAATCCGTGTATTCTGGTACAGATGATTTAGATTCTGTATCGGAATCAGAAACCGAAGTTGTTGAAGAACCAGAAGTTGTCGATGGCGAACCAGAAGAATATGATACTTATGAATCTGGTGGTGAAGATTTTTATGACTAACGGCTCCGCTTTTAAATTTTTGTTGGGAATTTTCCTGTGCTGTTATAAATACCCAGTCTCCGACGGTAATCGGCTATACTAGCCCGAAGACTTGGTTTATTCCATAATACAAACATGCTAAGATAACCAGCGCGTGCTGGGTTACCCGTCCCGAGGTCCTTTTTGTGACGAGTGATATACCTTTGACGACGTTCACGGTCATGGTGTTTGATATAATCCGACATACCTCTGGCTCCGAAGTGTATTACTTTTTGGCGTCCGTTGGTTTCAAATGTTGCCATAAGTTTTTTATCCGATTTATTTGACTTTTTTATGGAAATTAATTTTATTCGCTCCTTTTTGGAGCCAAAAGAAACTTTTGCCAGTTTGTTTCCATTTTCGTCGACATCGTAAAAAACCAATTCACACTTTTTACGCAATGAACCTTCTTTTGGAGGATTCGTACAACCCTTTATGGGTTCCGTTTGTTTTGATTTAGTGCATTTACTACGGAACGATTCGTATTTTTCAGTAACTTCTTTAAACGTAACGCAATTATTAATTCCAAGTTTTTTATTTATTTTGTTGTGAATGTCAAATAACCACTTGCTAAACGTTTTACGGTCTTTCATAACTGAATAATTTAACATAGTCCCGGGTTGACGAATAAAGTCCTGGTAACTTTCTCGGCAGTACCTGCATGGCAGCACATTTCCTATAGATGTAAAAAATGTAAGATATTGTTCTTTTTGTTCCTGTGTTGGTTCTTGTGGATAGTTCTGAGCTATGCAATGGAGAAAAACCCATCCGGCAGGTCCCCATACCCGCGTTTGCATTCCATTTTTTGAATACAGTTCTTGCGAACTTTCTGCTTGCGAACTTTCCATTTAAATTAAAGAAATATTTTTAAATTTAAAATAATTGTAACTTTTAAAATGAACGGTTCACCTCCTGGACGCGATATGATTCAGCCTCCATCACAAGCACCGCCTGCACCAGCTCGTCCAGCTCGGAGACGGCGACTCGATTACGATAATTATCTTCCAGTTGCAAATCTTGGACGCCAATTTGATGCACAAGAAAAATTAAAAAATGTAAAGGGTACTGATGATTGCGCTATTTGTCTCACTGCCCTGAATGAACGTCCACCCGTTTGTATGATTGTTCCTTGCGGACACGTTTTTCACTGTACGTGTATCAGAGGATGGATAACTGAAAATATAATATCCCGAGATGAACCCGAACCATCATGCCCGCTGTGCAGAACACCAATTCAGCGACTTATTGAAAATGTAAACCTTCCAGCATTTGGGAAAAGCCGGAACAGTCCCGTTTCGAAGGTATCGGGTGATATAAAATACCTAAATTCTCTGTAAATTTATTTAAGAAATCGTGCGTTAAAGAAGGAAAGCAGGACTTTCCTTCGTCGCCAATCGCAGATTGGCTTTTAAGTTTAACAAAGTTAAACGTCGCAGATTGGCTTTTAAGTTTAACAAAGTTAAACGTCGCAGATTGGCTTTTACGTTCAACAAAGTTAAATTTTATGATTAACCTTCCTAAAAATATAATGACTTATACAAAAATCTCTCGTCCGAATATTGTAAAAGTTATTAAAAAAAGACCATCGACAACTGGTGAAAGAAGTATTTGGTGTTCTCCCGAACACCGCGATAAAATGTATTCAAGCATGTTTAATGAAAAGCAATTTATTTATTCTTTTTTAACACACGAACCATCTATAAAATGTATGCAATTTCTAAATAAGTACAAACAAGTTAACGGACATTATCCTGACCTTCATGGAAAGCACATTAAACGTAAGGATGATAGTGGTGAACTTTATATTGGGTATGAAAATTTAAAAGATTTAAAAAAGAAATGTTTACTTAATGGGATTGGTTTAATTGGTATATCTGATTTTGGCTATGTTTACGTAGATACATTTTTGGGTCAAAAGAATGTTTTTAATTTAAATATTTCGGCTGTTGACCTTTTAGAGGAAGAAGTTTTAGACCGTTACGAACAAATTGAAAATTTTAATTACCTGTTGGATTTCTAGAATAAAATATATAATTTCTACATTTTTTAGAATCATTAAAATCTCCAAAACAGCAACTTTCATCAACTATTTTATAAGAATAACCAAGACTTGCAAGATAACCCATTATTTCTGGATTTTCTTTGTATAACATTTCTATTACTATGTACGGTTTGTATTTTTTAATTGTATTTTCTGAACCTTTTAGAACAGGTAGCTCCATACCTTCAACATCATAATGCAATACTTTAATTTTATGAGGTATACTTCCATTTGCTACCAATGAATCAAGAGTATAACTTTTTAATCCATCACCAGAACTTGAAGCGGTATATGTTGCGTTTGGTTTATTTATATCAACACCCGTGTAATTTTGTTCTGAGTCGCTCAGTAAAATATTAAATACCGTCAGATTATCTAATTTATTGTCTTTTTTAATTTTATTTATATAACCGTAATTGTATTTACTTGGCTCAACAGCATAAACAAAACTACTGGGAAATTCTTTTGCTAATATTAATGAAGTATCTCCAACATACGCACCTGCATCTATAACTGCGTCACCTGGTTCTATGAGACTATGAAGTTCTTTTTTCAATTTGTTTTCATGGAATGTATCTGAAATTGGAATTATGTATGAATTCATGTGAAAAATTGGTAACTTTAGTTTATTATATAAAAATGCACCTTCTGCTGGATAAATTGTAACAAAATGAGAAAGTATAATATAAAAAACAACAACCAAAGATATATAAGTAAACATATTGGATTTATTTTTAAAACACATTATAATAAGAACAAGATAAACCAAACCAATTAATTCAGCAAAAGAATTACATAAATCGTTTTTATTTGGGTTACATACATCATAACTATTATTAATTACAAAAAATATATGAGTTGTTATTTGAATAAGGAAAAGTATATTTACAATAAAGTTGTACTTTTCAAGTTTTGCTACTTTTAAAGACTGAATCATTGAAAAATAAAATAAAATCAAAAAAGGAAAAAATATAAATGTTTTTTTTAAATATTCAAAATCCATTTGTATAATAATTAAAAATATTTTAATTATCTTTAGAATTTTTAACTTCAATGAGCTCAGTGATGTATCTTAAATTAAATTTAATATCGTGTATATTGTTATCTATATCAGGTAATTTTTCATTAAGTACTACTAATTGTAAACTAATTATTCCAAGAAAAAGTGTATTAAAAATGCGAAGCATCATTTTAAAATACTGTAAATTCATTATATTTGTATTCTTTAAGCATTCTTGTTAAAATATTTTCAGCCAAAAAATAAAAAATATCTTCAATGTGATACCCCGAATTTTTAAAATTCATAAATTCATGGTATGCCGTTGTAAATGGATTCCGAGCATTTGAATAAAATCGTTCAAAGACGTATTCAAAGATTTCCGGGTCTTTGTAAATTGACTTCATTGTTTTAACAATATCCCCAATTGCCAAGAGATGTCTTGAAATTCTATAATTCTTTACGATAATATCCATCAATTCACTAAAAGACTCATAAACACGCTCTGCCATACATTTCTATTTAAAAATAAATTAATTTAAACAATTAAACAATTTATAAACAGAACCATGGAGACCGAAATCGGCCCTTTGGGGTATAGTATTACTTTAAAAACCATTCCAGCTCACTTTGTAGAAAATATTCGTTCTGAACTTACAGTAAAACCTTTGGAAAATCCAAATTTTAGTTTTGGTGAAAACACAGCTTACCCGGTTTATCGTATTTCCAAAAATAAAATTTATCTTCCACGTTTTTATGGAACTGAAAATTACAAAAAACCCAAAAAAGTAACTATCCCCGAACCCGAATCCATAAACCTCGAATTCAATGGAACACTCCGCGATATTCAACAACAAACAATAGATGCAACTTTAAAAGCTTATACCGAATACGGAGGTGGGCTTATTTCATTGGATACTGGTTTGGGTAAAACAGTTGTTGCATTGAAACTTGTAAGTTTAATGAAAGTAAAAACATTGATTATAGTCCATGCTGAATTTTTATTGGAACAGTGGAAAGCTCGTATAGAACAGTATCTACCTGGTGCTCGTATCGGTATCATTCGTCAAACTAAATGTGAAACTGAAAATGTGGATATTTCAATTGGAATGATTCAAACAATTATTAGCCGTGATTACCCGAAAGATTTTTTCAAAAGTTACGGTCAGACCGTGATTGACGAGTGCCATCACATCAGTTCTAAAACATTTTCGAGCATCTTTTACAAGGTCCAAACAAAGTACATGATCGGATTGTCTGCCACACCAGAGCGAAAAGATGGACTTTCTAAGGTTATTTATTGGTTCTTGGGACCACAAATTATAACAATTAAGCGCGAAACAAACAAACCAAGTATAAAATTTGTAATGAATGATTCTTCGGGGTACACAGAAAAATTTAATGTTTTGGGAAAGGTCAATAGTCCACAGATGATTACTGACCTTACCAAACAAGACAATCGTAATTTATTAATTATTAATTTAATTAAAGAACAATTAAAGTTTAATCGTAAAATCTTGGTACTTTCGGACCGCCGAGACCATTGTGAGTATTTCCATTTACAGCTACAAAATGAAAATATTAGTTCGGGTGTTTATCTAGGAGGTATGAAAACAAAAAACCGCGAAGAATCGGTAAATAGTTCAGTTATTTTGGGTACGTACCAAGCATCGGGTGAAGGGTTTGATGTTCCAGAATTAGATACACTTATTTTGGCAACACCTAAATCGGATGTCGAGCAGGCAGTTGGTCGTATTTTACGTCAAAAGAACAATAACGAGCCTATTGTTTTTGATATAGTCGATTCATTTAGTTTATTCAAAGGTCAATATTACAAACGTCGTAAATTTTATAAAATAAATGAATTTCTTTTAAAATAAAAATATTAAGGAAATGTATAAAAATGCTCGATTTTACAAAACTCTCTCTTATTGTTCTCGTATTTGTTCTTGTCTCACTTGATTTAACATATGGGGTAACATACTCTATCTTCGGTAAACTACTTGGTGCTTCTAGCCAAGTCGCTTATGGAACAGGAATGGCTTTAAGCAATTCTGGTTTCCTTCTTCACATAGTTGTGTTTGCTGTACTTATCGCTCTACTGATGGCTTATTATTAAATTTCTTTGAAATTAAAATAATGTTTCTTAATAAGAAACTTTTAAATGTCTCAGAGTTATAAACTTATATTTTTTTCGACTGTTTACACACTTTTGGTATTTATTTTAGTTTCACTTGACTCTACATACAGTATAACGCATACTATCTTTGGTGGCAATAAAGATTATGGAACAGGTATTTCATTTAAAAATAAAGGGTTTTACATACACATTGTCGTTTTTGCTTTATTAATTGCAATTCCTATGTTGATGTGTAAATCTGGTGAAATTTAATTTGTTTGTAAATAAACCAATTTAAAATTATACTAGAAATTATTAAGACAATTAATAAGCTAACCAAAATAACAATAAGATAAATATAATTTTTAACACGATTCCATAGTTTATCTTTATTAATTAATTTCGTTTCCATTAAAGTTAATATAAACGAATAAATTAAAATATCTTAAAAAGCGCGAAGAAATGGTTAAATTAATATTTAAACCCGATGGTAAAACAGACAACGTAGTTGAAAGCAAAACATCTAAAAAACAAGAACTCAATTTAAATCCATTCAAATTTAACGAATCCCCCGATTTTGAAGTAACTGAAACAAAACCAGAAGGACCATTTGCAAATTGTGTAAAGGACCTTGTTGGTTTGGAAAATTGCGCGTATGTCCTTAATGATTGGTATCTTAACAAAAGTGATAAATTATTATTAATCATAGGACCAGTTGGTTGTGGTAAAACAAGTTTAGTTGAATTTTATTGTAAGGAAAATTCAATTCAACTTTATACAGTTAAAACAACTGAAACAATAAAAACAAAAAAAGAGCTTTTACGAGACATAATTACGTTTTCAGTTTATTCTTCCACCAGTTTTTTTATTAAAAAAGGAAATGGTAAAAAATTAATACTTATTGATGAATATCAAAATGGTCCAAATGATTTATTAAGTATAACAGATATTAACAATTTATCGAGTGGTGATTTAAAAGAATTAAGTACAGTTTATGATGTAAAAGGTGGCATAGTTCTTCCTCCTATACTTATTATAAGTGGTGATTCTAAGGGTACAAAATTAAGTGACCTTAAAAAAACCCATGAAGTTTATTATATAAATGAAATTCCAAATTATATTTTAAAACCATGGATAACAAAAATTTCAAAAAATTCTCCAGAAATATTAAATGAAATTCTTAAGAAATGTAAAAGCGACAAACGGCTTATTCTCCATACCCTGGAATTCTTAAAAAATACTGGAACAAATAATATTATTTCTTTTATTGAAAATTTTTATATAGATGTCGACGTTAATATTTTTGATTTTATAAATTTGTTATTTGACAATTCTGAACTAAGCTTAGATGAAATATTTAAAGTATACGATACCGATGGATTTTTATTAAGTAATCTTGTCTATGAAAACTATCTCGATTACAATCAAGATATCCATGCAGTTGCAAATTCATCGGAAGCTATAAGTTTTGGAGAAACTATTTTTTCAGATACGTACGAATCAACAAAATCATTTATACCAGACGCACATTGTTTAAATGCAATGTGTATTCCACGGTATCATTCAAAAGATGACCGTCCGAATAAAAACGTAAGGTCAAGTTGTTTAAATAACCGATTCAATATATTCTTAAATAACAAAAAAACATTTAAAAAGATTTCAGAATCAAATTCACTCGATATATATGATATATTTATTCTAAAAAAGTTTGTAAACCAATCTTTAATTAAAACTAAGATATTATCACCAACACAAGAGCTTTTTATTAAAAATATAATTGGGTCTTTGAATGGAAATGGTATGGAAAAAATGGAATTTATTTATAAACATTTTAGTGAATTCGATGGAAAGGATTCAAAAACTAAGAATTTTACATTAAAATTTAAAGAAAAGATAAATAAATTAATAAATTAATCTATAAATGAATAATAGTATTCCCGAATCAAGAAGACTTTCATTCGAGCAAGTAACATTTCAAATTAATTTCCATACATTACAACTCGAACGCGATGCATTTGAACTGGAAATGTACGATTACCTCGTAAATCCATTTTTAGGTATTCCAGATTCATTTTGGGAACCTATCAACGTTTCTTTTGAAAATGTTAATGAACTCGAAGACATCATAAAAGAAGATACTTGCTATATTTGTAGCGAAACACATCTCAACTTTAAAAAAGTGAACTGTTGCAATCAAGAAATATGTAATGGGTGTTGTTATAAATGGTTTAAAACTTCCGTAAAATGCCCGTATTGTTATCAAGACCTTAGAGAATTTAATTTAAAGAATCCAACTAAGTTAAATTTAAATGAGTCTTAATGGTAGACATAGTTGGCCTATTCGGCCGTATGAGCCATTAAATCAACAAAGTTTATTTTCATTAAATGACAACAGACTCAATCGTAATTTTGAAGAACTTATCACAGAACGTGGTGAGGAAGTAAGTTCAGCACCTCCACCTCCTCAAAAAAGTATGTTTGCCGATGTTTTTGAAAATATACGTGAAAAAATATTTATAATGAATGAATCGGATGACATGGAGATTACCGAATCCGATAAAGTTTCCTTTCAAGAAAAATACAAAACCCAAGAAGTTCAAAGCACAATTCAAAAAGTAAAAGAACAAATATCTCAACTTTATGTCAAAAAAATAGAATACAGCATTATGATACAGGAACGTCGTCGCCAATACGCTTCGTTTTGCGAACACATTACAAATTCAATAACTTCAATTGAAAATTTACAACTTGCTGAACTTCGCCCAGAAGACATTCAATTAAAAACAATACTTCTTAATCGTGTTAATACCTATTACGAAGACCTTGAAATAGACCACCTGATTGATTGTGAATACAAAATTAAAACAGAATTCGAATTTCTTAAAAAAACACTCATTGGACTTTCAAGTGTTAGTTTAACAATGTGTACTATTTGTATGGAAAAACAAATTGAATGGTTTGTTGATCCATGCGGACATACGCTTTGCGATGATTGTAAATCAAAAACTGAAAAATTAAAAACATGCCATTATTGCAGAACTCAAAAAACAAAATTTAGTAGACTTTACCTTTAATTAATTTAAAGAAAATTGCTTACTTTAAGTAAAAATGGCAAATCGTGTCGAACAACTCAAGGATATTCAAAAGAATGCTCTTGAGCTTTTTGAAAGAAAAAATGCAGATTATGGAGATGCCTTTGCAAAGTACGGTTTGGTAGGTGTACTCATGCGTATTGAAGATAAAATTCAACGCTGTTTGAGTATTACTAAATCAGGTATTCAGCTTGTCAACGATGAAGCTCTGGAAGATACTCTTTTGGACCTTCACAATTATGCGGCTATGGGTTTAATGCTTAAAAGGGAAACTCCTCAATTTTTTTAAAAGGAATGGCGTTGCCATTCCGACGCAACACCGCTTGCGCTTTTTGCTTTTAAAATTTCACTTTGATAGGTAAAGATTTAGCAAAACGATATTCCATAGCAACATGTAGAAGACTCTTGGCAATTTCCTCAACAACTGGAAAATCTTGGTCTTCGATGTATAAACTTGGTACAAATTCTACTTCATTTACAAAAAATGTATACGGAACTCCTTCTAAACCAGAACCAATATCGATTCGTGTTAGAATTGGGCTTTTGAGGTTTCCGGGTAAATTAAATTTTGGAAGCGTTTCCATGACTTTTTTAGAAAAACGCATAATGTAATTCCATTGGTCCGATGGAACTTTAAAATTACCCCCTTCTTGTACTGGTGTATCAACTATTCTGTCAGTTGTTACCACAGTGTAAGCATAAATACCATCTATAAAATATGTACGAAATTCCGGATTGGATTTATCAAATCCCGGTATATATTCTTGGATAACAATGGATTTGTATTTTGGAATATTCTTGGAGAGATACTTTTTGATACGACCTTTTTGGCAATCAATTGCATCTCCACATCCACCAGAATCGCAATTGTCTTCGCATTCTTCCTTTGGTTTGGTAACAAATTTGGCAAAATCTTTGGATTCCTGACCGTAAACAGGCTTTGCAATAACAGCAGTCCATTTATTGGACTTTATTTTATTAATAAGTTTATCAACATAAGCATCTGAATCACGTTTTAGCCATTTCTTTTTACTAATACAGTGAGTTGGGGCAACAGGTATTTTCTTTTCAGCAAGGTACTTGTAATACGCACATTTATTATTTATAAATTTTTGGTAAACATATGGAGGATACACGTTATCTGCATTTTTTAATGCATGTTTATATGTTTCAAATTGTTTACCTTTACTGAGATGAAAACATTCAAGAAGGTCATAAATAATTACAAAAACGATGTCATTTTTACGAAATCGTTCAAGGGAAATCTCATCGGGGGTAATATAATCAACGGTTATTTTGATTTCTTCATTTTTGGGAAGATTTTCTAGAAAAACGCCAATTGCAACGTCAGCCGGAACGCATCGTTTATTCTTTTTCGTAATAGTAAGGGAGTTATACGACTTTTCATTTGCTATTTTTAGCCATGGATGTTCTTTAACGCAGTAAAGTTCATCCTTTTTCATTTCAGCTTTTTTATAATTAAGAACTATGCCTATTTTTAATTCCAACGCGGACATATAAATATTCTTTGTTTTAACAGTTATTTTTTTTAATTTGTTTAAATAATTAAATTAATAAACTTTTTAAAATTAAAGTGTTTATGGATAAAATAAGTTGCATTATTATTTTGAGAGCATTATTTGTATTTAGTTTAATTGAAAAAGGGTGGTCTATTCGAAAATGTAAAGAAAACAGTACATTTGAAATATTCAAAAGTGTTAAAAAAGAAGTTATTTAACTTAAAAAATTAATAATAGTAATAGTAAAACGTCATGGGAGGTGGTTTAGTACAACTTGCTGCTTATGGGTCTCAAGATGTTTATCTTACTACGAATCCACAAATTACATTTTTTAAAGCTGTGTACCAACGCACTACTAATTTTGCAATGGAATCCATAATACAACTTATTGACGGAAATATCAATTTTGGTGGAAATATAACAGTCGTTGTTGCAAGAAATGGAGACCTTCTAGGAAATATTGTACTACAAGTAAGTCTACCTGACCCAAAGTTATATATAAATCCAGTTAATGGAGCAACTTTACCAATAACTGGATACGATTATTTTGGATACATCCAGGGAGTTGGAAATTATCTTGTAAATTACGTATCAGTTGAAATAGGAGCACAACAAATTGACGAACAATACGGGCAATGGCTGGATATATGGTCTGAATTAAGTCTCAATGCTTCACAGGTACCAGGATATTCACAGATGGTTGGTAAAAATTACAATCAAGCAGGGTGGCAGCCATATGATGTTTCAACTGAACCAGGTTCACGACTATTTGTACCTTTGCAATTTTGGTTCTGTCGTAATCCTGGTTTGGCAATACCTCTTATTGCTTTACAGTATCATGAAATACGTCTTAAGATAACATTTGCAAAATTTGAAAATTTAGTTGTTGCTGTCACTGGAGGAAACTACCAGGAAGTTACACTTAATGGAATAACACCAACATTTAATTCTTTTCAGATGTTTAATACATATTATTATCTTGACACCGTTGAACGTAGAAAGTTCGCCCAAAACCCACATGAATACCTTGTAGAACAGATACAATCACAAACAGGTAACGTTCAAAGTATAACGGGAGAAAATCTTATACGACTTAATTTAAATCATCCAACAAAGGAATTAATTTGGGTATTTAATAGGAATGGAACAAATGCTCCACAAAATGATTTTTCTGTAGGAAATGAAATTATTCCCAATGGAACGGCAAAACAATTTGCACCACTTTATAATTTTAAACTTAATATTAATGGAACCGAACGTTTTAAGGAACGACCAGGTGAATATTTCCGATTACAACAATGCTACGACCACCACACGCGTATTCCAGGAAATTATATTTACGTATACTCTTTTGCACTTCGTCCGGAAGAACATCAACCATCGGGTACATGCAATTTTTCACGAATAGATACGTCGCAACTTGAATTTTTTCTAAGGAACACCAGTTCTTCGCCCGGAAATATTGACGGTACGCCCCAAGAAAATTATGCTGAACTTCCAAGTTATACACTTTATGCTCCATGTTACAATATTCTCCGCATTATGGGAGGTATGGGAGGACTATCATTTTCAAATTAAAATAACAGTTAAAATAAAACGTTTATGGAAACGTATCACACCGGAAAAACAATTGACGGTAAAAATCTTTACATTTCGAGTTTAAATTTAAATGGTAAATTGGTAATGTATCTCGATACTTTATTTGGTGAAGAACTTCAACAAAAAATCAATAAACTTGGTACAGGTTCTGTTTATGGATATCTTCGTATTTTAATTTCAAGTGCCTTGGCAAATTGTGATGTTTATCTTGATTATTTTGAAGTTAAAATTAAAGGAATGGGAAAATTTATGCTGTGTATGGCAATTTCTATTTTAATTCACAATAAATTATCTTTTGACAAAGTGTGTCTCCATGTTGTGAGTTTACGAAAAGACCCAGAACTTGAAGAACGATTAAAATTATTAAGCGCGGAAGAACTTGTCGAGTACATCTTTCAATTTAATAGAATCCATGACTACCAAGAAACAATAAATTTTGAAAATTCAGATTTAAATAACGAACCAACAAAAGAAATAATGATAAAAAATGTAAGTTTAAATTTTCTTAGGAACGCACTTATTGAAAATTTATCAAGGGACCCTACAAAATTAAAAGAATATTACCGTAGTTATGGATTTAGAGAAAAAGAATATACTTACCAAGGAATTTTTATGGAGGCCGAATTAGCTGACATTTTAAAAAATTGTAAAGAATTAAATTAATTCAATTAAAAAAATTGAATAAAATTATTTTATTTTTTTTCGGAATTTCCCAGAAAAATAAAATAATTATTAAGAGTACACTACTCACACTAACTACTAAAAATGGGAGGAGGACTTATGCAGCTCGTTGCCTACGGCGCCCAGGACATCTACCTTACAGGTCAGCCCCAGATTACTTTCTTCAAGTCCGTTTACCGGCGCCACACCAACTTCGCCGTTGAGTCCATTCAGCAGACCATCAACG